GTGGTCGCTGACCTCATGGGCTGGGCGAGCTTGAACATGGTGCGCACCTACGTCAAGCTGCCCGACGACCGCCTGCGCGGCGTCGTGGAAGGGGCCAGCCGTCACGGCCGGCCCCTCACCGCGGCGGTTTAGCGCTTGAGGTTGCCGAGCGCGGTCGTCCCCACGGCGGCGACCGCGCCGGCACCGATCGCGCCGGCCACGATCCGCACCGCCTCGGGTACGGCGCTGCCGGCGACGAACATTGCCGCTGCGGCGACGGGCGTGCCGATCGCGTAGATCGCGACGCGGACGCCGGCCGGCAGGGTCGGCGTGCTGCTGGTGGGCTCGGTATCGGGTGCGGCGTGGCTCATGATTTGTTCCTCTCTTGGGTGGTCTCCAGCTCGTGCACGCGGTCGTCGGTGCGCGAGAGGTCTTGGCGGATCTGTCGGATGTCTCCGCGCAGGCCGCCGATGTCTTTGCGCAGCTCGGCGTGCTTCTCGTCCAGATCGTCGCGGAGGTTGGTGGTCTTGGTGGGGTCGCGGGCGTGGTCGTTCTCGACCTGCTCGCGTACGCGCCGCACCTTCCCGCTGAGGCGGGCCTGGAGGATGATCGAGACGATGGTGCCGAGGAGGCCGACAAGCGCGACCGCAACGGCGTCGCTCACTTCTTCGCGGTGAGGTGCGCGCCGAGCTGGAGGCGGGCACGCTCGGTCTCGGCGCGGAAGATGTTGATCTGGTCACCGTTCACCTTGGGCGCCTCGGTGCTCCCGGTGAGCACCAGGGACAGCTGCTTTGCGTTGTTCGGATTGTCCACCGGCGACACCTCGTAGGGCGTCACGAGGTAGCATCGGCCGTTCTCGCTGGTGCTGCTGTAGATCATCATGTCTTCGTCCTTCGGTCGGGGCTGGGTCGGAGTGAGAGGGGTCGAGTCGCTGGAAGCGGTCGCCGCGTCGTGCATGAGCGCGTCGAAGTCGAGGTTGCCGCTGTTGGTGTACGCGGCACCGTGGCGGCGTCGGAAGCTGATGTGGAGGTGCGGGCCGTAGTACCAGTTCTGGCCGAACCCGGATGCACCCGAGTAGCCGAGGCGCTGCCCTTGGGCCACACGGTCGCCCCTGGAGACGGAGAGGGCAGACAAGTGCAGGTAGTCGGCTCCGGTGCCGTCGTCGTTGTCGACGTGCACCATCCGGCCGCCTGACCCGTTCGGGTTGCCGTCCGCGTCCGTGACGACGCCGGCCGCGACCGACTCGACCGAGGAACCATAGCCACAGGCGTAGTCGGTGCCCGGGTTGACGGAGCCTCGCGCGACGTGTGCGGCGAAGTCGTCGCTGATCACACGCGTGACGGTCGGGAACACGTAGCCGCTCACAGGCCCTGCTCCAGCCTCGTTACGCGCTCGTTGAGGTCTTGGAGGGCGGCGACGCATGCGAGCGCGATCTTGTCGTAGTGGACGCCCTGCACCTCGCCGTCGTCGTCGTAGAACACGAGCCAGTCGAGGCCGAGCTCGAGCAGCTCCTCAGCGATCACGCCCTGCTCCATCGGGCTGGCGTCGGGGTCGGATGCGAGGTAGCGGAACTGCACGAGTCGCATCGCGAACACGGCCTGCGCCTGGGGCGTCCAGGTCTGTATGTCTTTCTTGAAGCGCCGGGAGGAGGTCTGGATGCCGATGTTGCCGGCCGCGTCGACGCCGAGAGCGGCCCACCCGGTGACGCCACTGCTGCGGGCGGTCGGGTTGGTGAACCGGCCTTGGATGAGGCCGTTTCCGCCGGCGCTGATGTCGGTGTCGACGCCGAGGCCGGCGACGATGTGCGTCTGACCGACCGTGCACCCAAAGCCGCCGTTGTTGATGACGCCCGGGGTGATCGCGCCGTACTGGTGGGTGTGGTTCGTGTTGCTCTTGCCGTTGAGTCCCGTGGTGAGAGCCGCATTCGAGGGCACGTCCAGAGCGGTCCGTGCGTCGACGGCGCTGGTCGCCCCGGTGCCGCCCTTCGCAATCGGAGTAACGGCGCTGGTGCGCTGCGCGATGTAGTCGCGGGTCTTGTTGAGCTCGACGTAGCCGAAGCGGCGGTCCTCGTACCCCGTCATGACGTCCATGCCCGCTGCTGCGGCGTCGTCTCCTGTTGCCATGAGGTGCGTTCCTTCCTAGACGGTTTCGGCGATCCACGACGCCCCGACGGGGCTGTCGATCCATCGCTGTCCGGTGGGTAGGTAGACCCATGCGGACGGTTGGGTGTCGGTGAGTCCGCGCGTTCCGACCGTCATCGCGTCCTGTCCGAGGTCGAACTTGACGGAGCTGAGGTAGCCGGTCTGTACGGGCGTGTACGGGACGGTGGCCGAGGCGACCATGCCGGGAGTGGTGGAGAGGTCGAGTGCGGCGGGGAGTGTGAGCTGGCGACCGCGACCGTTGGCGCGTTTGAGGATGTAGGCGGCGGCACCGGGTCCCGGGAACGGGCGGCGCAGCTCGCGCATGAGCACTCGGGTGGGCGTGCCGGCGACCTTCGCGAGGTCGAACGCGGTGCGCTCGGTGTTGGTGGTGTCGTTCCAGATGTACTTGAGGATCACCGCATCGAACCACGACGGTTCCCCCGCGTCGTTGGTCGCGTCGCGGGCGATGGTGTCCTCGGCCCCGTAGGCGTTGAATCCCTGTGCGACGGTGACCCGGCCGGCGACGGTGTAGGTGGAGTCCACGAGACGCCACTTGCGGTTCTCGTCGCAGAACAGGCGGAGGCCGGCCTGATCGAGAACGCCGCTGATGAACTTCCACAGGTCCTCGCCCGGCTCGATCCAGAGCGCTTGCGGGTCGCGCTGAAAGACGGGCGTGCGGGTCGAGGTGGAAGCGCCGGCGGTGCCGGTCCAGTCGTAGTTGTAGAAGGCCGTGTCGGGGGTGTTGCCGTCGAAGTAGGCGAGAGTCGTCACGGTGTCGGTGTCGAAACCGTTCGACTGGGCGAGCATCGAGCCATCCGTGTAGTGGATGGTGCCGGAGGTGTCGCCGACGGTGCGGCAGTACACGAATGCGGTCGCCGCGTTGGCGGGGGCAACGGCCGTGACGCTGTATCGCTTCCACGCCGTCGTGCTCGTGGCCGTCTGGGCGCTCTGATTGTCCGCGCCGATCTGCACGCCCTGGGCGTCGTAGTAGCGCAGCGCCACGAATGCCGTACGCGCGGCGCTGGACAGGAGGTTCGTGCTGAAGGTGTACGTCGCGCCCGGGGTGACAGGTACCCTGTCGGCGTTCGATGCGTGCGGCGACCATGCCGGCGTCGCGCCGCCGGCGGTTGCGGCGATCGATGCCGACCCGATCCACGCCTTCGCCGTCGAGCGGGTGATCGTCGCGCCATTGCCGAACCAGTTGGCCGCGTCCACCTCAGCCGATGGATTCTTGATGTAGTTGGTCAACGCGGTAAGGGTGGTGAAGTCCGCATCCGCCGTCCCGGGCTGGAGCGTGGCACCGATCTTCGCGAGCACAACGGCATTCACGAGTCCGCGCAAGCTCGACTGGTACGGCAGCGCCTCAAGGCTGGTGGTGTCGGCGTACCTCGCCCAGTCCTGGAGGAGCGCCTCATCGGACGCGAGTTCGATCGACACGGTAGCCGTCGCGTGGTCGATCGAGCGGGACCGGAGGCCGAGGTCGAATGCGCGTGTCTGGTCGAGGCCGAGCGCCGGCACGGTACGACGAGCGGTAATCGTGACGCGGACGCCGGGGGTGCGCGGGTCGAGGGCGTCAAGGGCGGCAGCGGAGGGGATAGCGATGACGAGCTGCGCCTGCGCGTACGGCGCCCAACCCTCGTCCAGCGTCACGGTGGGGTCGCTGATGTTGAGCGGGAACGTGCCTCCCGGGGCGTTCAGGGTCGCCGAGGTGATGAGGATGGATTCGGTCACGTGAGCACCTCGCGGTACGCGACGGCGACCGTCCAGCGCCGACGCGTCTCGGGGTCGAGCTGCACGCGAATCCCGGCGTTGTCCACCACGTAGCGCATCGAAGTCGTGGCGTTGTCGGTCGCGGTGTAGGTGAACACCTTCGCGCCGGCGTGCAAGGTGCGTGCCGCGTTTGCCGCCGCCTCGGTGGGGAAGAACAGGGTTAAGGTTCCGGCACGGGTTCCGGCGACGCGGAGCGACACGTCAGGGTCGGCCCGCCCGAGCACGTCGTGGAAGATGTTGCGCCCTTCCTGCGCGGTGTCGTAGCCGAGCACCAGCTCGGGCGTGATCGTGGTGGCGCCATCGCTGATCGTGCTCAATTGACCGCGTTCCCTACTCGTACGGTCGCTAGGGCGTTCACCTTGAAGGTGTGGCCTGCGAGGGTTTGGCTGATCTGGCCGATGACACGGGAGGTGTCCACGTCCTTGATGACGACGGTCGGGCCGTCCACGGTTGGCGGGAGGTTCGACTTGATCGAGTTGGCGTAGCTGTCGGCCGAAGTCTTGCCGGCCGTCGTCCAGATCGCGTTGAGCCGCTGCTGTTGGTCGGGTGCGGCAGCGACGTACGCCGCCGTGAACTGAGCGGCCGACTCCTCGCCCTGGCTCTGGATAAACGCCTGGGCCTCGGGCGAAAGGGTGAGCGCGGCCGTAGCAAAGTTGTCCTTGTACGCGTCAAGCGCCGCAGCTTTGGCGGTCATCGCGTCGATGTACTTCTGAACGTCGAAGATCCCGGACTCGGCGTCCACGTAGTCCTCGGCCGCGCCCGCCGCATCGTCGTACGCCTGGTCGATGCTCCTGATCTGCTCCGCTTTCGCAGCCATGCCGGCCGCGCCGGACTCGGCGTATCGTTCGGCGTTCTTCGCAGCCTCGTCGGCCTTCTGCGAAGCCTGCTCCAGGTAGGTGTTCAGCTCCTTCTGCGCGTTAGCCTGGTCGATGACCTTGCCATACGCCTCGACCTGTTTCGCGTTGTTCTGGTCCGTCGCGGTACCCTCGCGTTGCAGTTGCTCCAGACGGTCCTTGCCCTGCCTGACCAGCTCGCGCAGTGCATCCGTGTTACCGGCGTACGCCTGCGCCGCGTCCTCGAACGAGGTGCCAGACCGCGAGGTTAGGTCGTCCAGCTTGGACAGGCTGACCCCTGCGTCGTCGGTCTGAGTTGCTAGCTCCTTGAGCTTGTCCGCCATTGCGTCGATCGCGTCGGGGCCGCGTCGTCCGGCGTCGATGAACTGCTGAGTGAGGTCGGCAACGTCCTGCTTCCACGCCTCGCTCTGCTCCTGCCCGTTCTCGATCGCCCCGAGGATGAGGCCGATACCGGCAGCGCCGGCCGCGACCGCAGCGATAGCGGGAATGCCCTCCAGACCGGACGCGAGGCCGCCGAGTGTATCCTGGAAGATTTGAGCAAAATCCGAGGCGTCGCCCCGGAACGAGGAGAACGTCTCACCGATGTTCTGCTTCGCTTCGCTGCCGAATTCACGGATCGATTCGCCGGACTCCTTGCTCGCCTTCCGCGTCGCGCTCGACCAGCCGGTGCCGCCCTCGTCGGCCGCGTCGCGGGCGACCTGGCCCGTCTTGCGGTAATCGCTCTGCATCTGCCTGGCGTTCTGCCGCGCCTCGTCCCCGAGCTTGTCGGTGGCGCGCTGAGCGTCCTTGAGTTCGTCCGCGAGCTGGTCGGGGCCGCGATTCTTGCCAAGGTCGGTGAGCGCGTCGTCGGCGTCCTCGATCGGCTTGATGATGCCCATGCGCACGCCCTGCTCGAACAGGCGCGAGTCGGTTGCGACCGCGATCGTGTAACCCTTGGAAGCCACGTGTTATCCCTTCGGGTTGAGTGCGTCGAGGAGCGAGCGGGTGACGGTCTGGATGACGAGCGACGTGATCCGGGGAATGGCCGCGTCGAGGGCCGGATAGACGACCTTGCCGGCCTTGGTGCGTCCGCCGAACGTCGTGCCTGCGCGGCGGGAGTACACCTTGCCTCTGGGGCTGATGGTCGTGTAGAGGGAGCCGGGCGACATGCCGAACTCGGTAGCGACCGCGAGAGCCGAGACGGCGGTGCCGCTGGAGAGCTTGCCCGCCGTGGCCGACTTGAGTTGGATGTTCCGTGCGGTCACGCTGACGCGCGCGGTGTCGGAGAGGACGCGGACTTGCAGTCGCGACACTGCTCGGCCGCGCAGCTCCTCTTGCCAGATCGGCCCCGCGGTCTGCCTACCGGCGCTGAGCGCCTGTTTCCGGGCATCCGCCTCGACCCCCCGCAGCCGCAACAGGAGGTCGCGGAGCGGGGAGTCGATGAGGAGACTGATCTGGCCAGGCACGTCAGGCTCCGAAAGCCGGCTGTCCGAGGACGGGGAGCGTGACCGAGGACGAGGCCACCGCGCCGATGGTGCCGCCGAAGCCGGCCGGGACGCCGATCACGTCGAACTCGGCGGACACGCCGAGCGCGTCGAGAGAGTTGGGCGAGAGAGTGAACGTCAGCGTCTCACCGACGTTGTTGTTCAGCACCTCCCAGAGCGCACCATCCGTGCTGATGTCCTGCGCCAGCTCCAGGGCGCACGACCAGTCCGGGGTGGTGATGTCCTTGAACACCGACTGCGGGGTGCCGCCCGTCCACGTCACGATGCTGACGTTGGGGTCCACGGTGGCCTTGGAGATGTGCGACTCGAAGTCGCCGAGGTCGGTGGCCCCCTTCTTGATGTTGAGCTTGGGGCGCTTGAAGATGTACGGCTTGACTGCGACCTGGTCGGACATAAGGGTGTCTCCTTAGTTGGTGTGGGTGATGACGGCGAGGGTGAGCTTCCAGAGCAGCCGGCCGTCCTCGAGGCGCTCCTTCTTGGCGGAGTCCCAGGCGACAGACTCGGCCGCGTCCATTGCGGCGATGAGGTCGACCACGGCCGCGTCTACGTCGTCCTCGCCCTTCTCGTCATCGGTGGACGGAACCACGACGGACAGGTCGAAGTCGCAGAACGCCAGACCGGGCGGGAGCGTCTGACCGCCGTGCTGGTTGCTGATGCCCGTGAACTCCATGTAGACGCCCGGGACGAGCAGCTTCGCCGCCGCGCTGAGGTGCGGGACGGTGCGCCACGAGTCCGGCAGGACGGGCCTGAGTGTGGTGTCGAGGGCGGCGCGCACGGTGTCCAGCCGTGAGGTGGTCACGGTGTCAGAAGGCATCGGGTTTCCCGTCGATCGGTCGGATGGTCGTGCGAATGGTCTTGTCGAGCGGGCGCGGGATGAAGCTGAATCCCTCCGGCCCCACGTCCGGGGTGGCCCGGCCGGCATCCCACAGGTTCGATGCCTGCATCTTCTGCGCGAGGACGAACCGGGCGGGCGGGGCCGAAATCCAGTCGGCCCCGTCCGGTGCGGTGGGAGCGAACGTGAGCACCTGCTCCTGCGCCACGTCGAGGAGCATGCTGGTCAGCTCGACGTTCTCGACCGGTGCGTCCGGCCACAGCCCGAGAAGCCGGTCGGTGGCCTCCGGGGTGTCGCAGGTAAGCCAGGTACTCATCGCGTTCGCTTCCGTGCCGCGCTACGCGATCCGTGCCCAGGTGACGCCACCGTCCACAACGGTGCCACCGACCGCTCCGGGCAGGGCCGGCGCGGCGTTGCCCGTGGTGCCGCCCTTGACGGCGCGGAGGATGCCCGCGCCGACCTTGCTGAGCTGCGCCGTGCCGACGACGCCCTGCGCCCACGCGTCGGCGGTGCCGATGTGCGCGAACGCCTGGGAGCGCTTCACGAACGTCTGGACGTAGCCGTGCGTGGCCTTGTCGATCCCGCCGCGCGCCAGCTCCAGTGCGTCGATGACGAGCGGGCCGCCGGGCAGCTCATCGAAGTCGATGCCCTGACCGGAGCCGACGACGACCGACGGGGTGGCCGTGATGCCGGTGTCACCGTTCACGACGTTCACGTCACCGTCCACGGTGCCGGTGCCTGCGGTCGACAGGGCGAGGTTGACGAACGCGGGGAGGTTCTGCTCGCCTCCGGCTGCGTAGGCGAGCTGCTCGAACGCGGCGTCGTTGGCGATCGCGAAGGTGGGCACGTCGCGGCGCTTGTCGGCCTTCTTCTTCTTCACGGCGAGGATGCCCTGGATGAGCTGCCCGAGCGCGGGCGGGTAGTTGTCCGGGTACTTCGCCGTCGCGGCGGCGACGGGGACGGCTTGGCTGATGATGGTCGTCCGGCCCAGCTCGTCGGACCAAACGAGGTAGTCCTCGATGATGAGCTGGAGGAACGAGGCGACGACCTCAGCCCCGCCGGGGAGGTCGAACAGCGCACGGTCGATCGAGTTGCCGATCGCGAACCGGTCGAGGGTCGAGCGGAGGATGTCGGTGGATCCCTGGTAGCCGTTGATCTGGTTGGGGAACCCGGCCCAGGTGCCGTCGAACGGCGGGTTGCCGGGCGCACCATCCTCGCCGCGGAAGGTGCGGAAGCCGGCCTTGCCGCCGGCGGTGATGTCGGTGCCGAGGTTGCAGAGGGTGATGTACTCGCGGACATACGGGATGCCCTGATACAGCGGTCCGAGCCAGTTCTCGCGGAGGACGCCGGAGGCCGGCAGCGCGTTCGGGCCGGTCATCGGGATGTCCCCGATCGCGGCGAGGACCTGGACGGCGCTCTGGTCGCCCGGGTTGGCGCGGAGCGACCGCACCGCGGCGAGGATCATCGCGGAGTCGGGCTGGCGCGAGTTGGTGCGCCCGCCCGGCGCGGCCGGCGGTGTGACGGTGCCGGGGATGGGGACGACGCCGGCGGTCACTTCGGCGGGCTTGACTTCGGTCTCGGGCACGGTGGGTTCTCCTTCTGTGGTGTCGGCGGGTGCCGCAACTTCGGTGGTCGTGGTGGTGACGGTCTCTTCGACGCGACGCCAGGTGACGCCGTCCTCGTCGGTGTACTCGGTGACGTACTGCGAGCTGGAGGTGGTGGTGTCGGCGGCGAGCACCATCGCGGACGGGAACGCGCCCATCGGGACGAGAGCGCCGCCCCACAGTCGGCCCGATCCGGCGACGGCCTTGCCGGCCTTGATCGAGGTGTGGAACTCGCCAGAGAGCCGGCGGCGCTTGCCGTTCGGGTTGATCGCGTCCGCGAGGGCGGCGTCGCCTTCGGGCGTCTCGGCCAGGCGGAAGGTGGCGAAGATGCCCTTGGCCTCCTGCCAGACGCGGGTGGCGCGGCCGACCGGTTGCGATCGGTCGTGATCGGTGTTGAGTCCGATGACAGACGGGTCGGACGGCAGCGCGAGCGCGCCGGCCTCGACCATGAAGCGGCCGGCATTGGTCTGGCCCAGCTCGTTGAACGGCACGAGCAGCCCGGTGATGGTGCGGTCATCGAGGTTGGCGAGGATATCGCCGCCCTCGTACTCGATCAGGTCACGCATTCTTAGTCCTCACTGGTGGGGTTGGTGTTCGGCTCCGGGAGCGCGAGCATGTTGGTCAGGTCGGCGCGGATCGAGAAGCCGGGAGGGCAGATGTCGTCCAGAGACATGCGGGCCTCGAATGCGAGCGTGAAGCCCTTCGCGGAGCCGAGATCCCACAGCTCATTGCGGGACACGCCGTTGGCGACGCCGCTGTACTTGATGGTCGAGCCGCCCGAGCCTCCCTGGCTGACGCCTTCGAGGAGGCTCGCCGGGGTGCTGGTGTGGTTCGCGATGTCGAGGCGGACGGCGTTGCGGCCGGACTCGTAGAGGTCAACCTCGACCGAGCCGGGCATGTCCACCGGCCATTCGGCGGGCTTGGTGGCGACGCCGCCGCGCTTGCGGCCGGCCTCCCACTGGTCGCGGTAGGAGCGCCGCTCTTCGGGCGTCCAGCTCTGCCACACGTCGTACGGGATGTTCAGGATCGTGAGCGGGACCGGGTTGTCCAACCGGTCCATGTACGCAGTCTCGATCTTGCGCGCCTCGCTGAGGGTGTCGGCCCCGTCGACCAGAAGGCCGTTCTCGCCGTACCCGACCGGGATCACGACCGGGCGCGCGGCGTACTCGGCCGGCACAGCTTCGTTGGTGACTATGGGCACGCCGTTCTCCAGCGCCCACATGCCGTACGGGATGTGCATGCAGTCGCTCATGTCGGCGGTGAAGCCGAGGCACCCCCAACCGGTGAAAAAGAAGTCCGACCCGAGCCCATACATGCGGTGATAGGGGCTGATCCCGCTGCGCGAGTTGGTCAGCCATTCGGGCTGGTCAGCGGCCGGGGTGTCGTTGTCCATCATCCGGAACGGGTTAGCGGCGAACTGCCGGACGTGGATTCCGTGCGCACGCTTCACCCCGGGGATGCGCAGCGCGACGTCACGGGTCATGACGCCGGACTCGGCCAGGATGCCTTTCAGCGCGTCATCGATGACGAACGAGACGAGCGGGTCAGCCGGCGACCACGGCGACGCGATCGCGAGCGGCGCGACAGCACCCCTCGTCAGGATGTCGTGCGCCGCATCGACCTTGTTTCGCGTGAAGATTCCCACGACTTCGATGCTCCGGAGAATTACGACATCTCAAGAATTGACGGCGTGTCGCGCGCGTCGCTGGCGGTGCTCGCGGGCGTCGCGCTGACGGTAGTCGCCGGGGTGCTCGGCTTCCTCGTGTGCGCACGCGCTGTCCCACGCTTCGTCCTTGTGGAACTTCGATGCCTTCCACCAATCGTGCTCGGTGCAGTGGATGACGATGAGCGACTTCGAGCAGTCGAGCTTGATCGGTGACGGGTTGATGGTGGGCATGGCAGGACTCCTCAGTTGAACTCGATGACGGCGGCGGCGTTGAGCGCCGAGGTTGGGCGGTCGGGCAGGGCGTCGACGGCGAGGGCGATTGCCTCGAACGGGGTGGCGTCGCCGTTGTCGTCGCTCTTGGGTGCACGGATCAGGAACCCCTGCCCCATCGACTGGCGCACTACGGCTTCGGCAGCCTTGTCGAGCGGGGCCTGCGCCCAGTGGATGATGTCGCCACGTTCGAGCCCGGTGAGGAGCTGGGCGTGCGCGACCTTCACGCTCTGGAGGTCGTACTCGGTGATGGCCGGCCTCGGGCGCGCGTTGGACAGCGTGCGCTCGATCGCGGCCTTCGACTGGGTGGTGCCCTTGTCGTAGATGATGGGCGTGCCGAGTCGACGCGAGGTTGTCAGCACGATCCGTTCCAGCCCATCCGTGCCGCGCTGGTGGTGGATCAGCTTCACGCCGATGAAGTGCCGCTGATCCTCCGGCTCCTCGCCGTCGAGCGCCCAGGCGAGGGTCGCGAGGTCGGCCGGCGGCGTGTAGTGCCAGGCGACAGCGACAGACGCCCACAGGCCGAACGGGTGGACCGCGAGCGCGAGCGTGCCCGTGGTGATGCCTTCGGGGACCGGGCCGTCGCGCTTGCCCTTCTTCCACGCGGCGACGCTGATCGCGGTCTGCGTGCCCGTCTCGTCCCCGAAGTGGCCGAAGTACTCCAGCGCGAACCGATCCGCGCCGAGGTCCGCGAAGTTGCCGGCGATCTTCTCCAGGGTGGTGAGCCCGTCGAGGCCGGGGTGCATCGCTTCGATGAGCGGGCCGGCCGTGTCCCAGTCCGCGAGAATCGTCGGGTCGATATCGTCGGGCACGCCGTAGCGGATGCGGCCGGCGTCGGGGTCGTGCAGCGTTTTCCAGAAGTACGAGCCGGTGCGGTACTTGCCGCCTGTGCCAGCGAACACAAGCTGCGCGCCCTCGCCGCGCGTGTCGAACGACGGCACAACGGCCGCCACGATGTCCTCCCACACGGCGGGCTCAGCCTCGCCGGCCTCATCCATGATGAGCATGTCATACGCGCCCGAGCGCACGTCCTCGCCCTTCGGCGCGAGGATCGCGAGCTTCGAGAAGTTGGCGAACTGCAACCCCTTGTCGCCCTTGCCGTCCTCGATCTTGATCGGGCGCGTGCGCTTGTCGCGCCACTTGATCGTGATCGGGTCGCGCACGTCGAGCTCGAACCGCTCTTCGGCCTTCTTCGCGAGCGTGAGCATCGTGTACCCGACCATGTACTGCGGGCGCATCCAGCACCGCCCGACCGCGATGCACCACAAGCTCGTGGTCTTGGCCGAACGTCGCGGCTCCAGGATCGCGTTTCGGAACCGCTCGGCGGCGAGCACGTCGCACGTCATGAGCATCTGCGGCTGGAGGTTCGCGAGGAGCGACCCGCCGAGCCGACGCGGGACGACCTTGTCGAGAATCCACGCGCCGACAAGGAACTCGACGCGCGCCTGGTAGGTGGTGACGGTCTCCGTGCAGTCGAGGGGATTCCGGCCCGAGTCGCGCAGCTCGACCCACGCCGCCTCGCTCAGGAGCGGGTGCGCGAGCACCTCGTCGGGGATTTCGGTGCCGTCCCAATCCGAGGGAATCCCGAGCGGACTTCGGGGGGAGACAAGGGAGCCGTTGGCGTGAGTTTCACTGTTTCCGCTAAAAGAAACGGCGTTGTGTTGTTGAACTTCTACAACCTCGGAGCTTGTCGCGGTCACAGCGTCCACGTCTCCACGCTGCGGGCCGGCGGCTGGCGGTTCGTGATCGCTGCCCCGAGCTTGCCCCCGTCCGCTCGGTTGCCGACGCACGAGCCGGTCGCGTGGCGATGCTCGGGCGCGAGGTCGGAGAGCGTCGAGCCGGTGGCCCCGTCGACGTGGCCCACGTCGAACGGCTGGCCCGGCATGATTGCGCGACGGCAGCGCCAGCACACCACCGGCTCGCCGCTGCGGTGGATGACCTTGACCCGGGCTCGGATCACGCGGGCATTGCGCTGGTACTCCGGCGTCCGGTGCTTGTCGCTCATCGGCGGGCCACCCACGCGGCGAGCACGTCGGATGAGGCGCGCTCGATCTTGGCGAACGCGGACGCGATCAGTCGCGGTCGGGCGTCACGAGGGACGCCCCAATGCCGCTCGGTCTGATCGAGGTAGCGAGCGAGCGCTACCAGCTCAGCATCGGTTAGTAGGGCTTGGTCACCGAGAGAGTGAGCACGACGCCGCTGATGAAGTTGGCTACCGTCGCGGCCGCCACGATCCCCGTGAAGGCGACGATCCACCCGAGGAGCATCCGCACTCGCTGCTCGTGCGTCCGATTGGGTGCGGTCGAGGTCGGTGCCCCCGTCATCCGCTGCATGTACTCGCGATCCTCGGCACTCATCGGCTCGGACATCATGGTCCCCCTCGGTCTGCTGGCGGCGCTCGATGCACCACAGGACGACGATCAGGATACCGGCGAGCACGGCCGCGACTGCAAGCTGCGCCCACAGAGGCATGTCGAGGTCGGGCAGCTCCTCAAGGCTTGCGCGGATCATGCGGTGGCCTCGCTCACGAGCGGCCCGCCGACTGCGCACTCCATCGCCTCGCGCCAGGTCGGGAACCATTCGCCGTCCCCGTAGACGTGCAGGCTGATCTGTGTCGCGAACCATCCGGCCTCGTAGCCTCCGGTCTTGCTCCCGGCGCGTTCGACCCGGGCTCGCTTGGTCTTGGTGGTCATGTGGTTGCCTCTGCTTCGGTGGTGAGAGTTGGGAGAGCTGTGACCCCCTCCGCTGCGGGAAGGGACCACGTGCGTCTTGCTTCGGCGGAGCCGAGCTGTCTGCACCGTGGGCGCGTCTCTCGATCGCGCTACTGACAGGCCCCCAACGAGTCTTGAATCTCGGGGAGAGCGCCCGGTCGTACCACTTACCGCTCACCCGTTGGGTCGGTGTTGGCATCCCTCAGCGGCTCGCACTGAGAGACGGGCGGCCGTCCGCCCTCTTGGTCATCGCGGTCGCCTACCGCGCTTCCCAGCGCGTCGGACGTATCGATCCGCGCCAGGTGCTCACGCCGTTGTGAGCGCTGAGTTTCCCCTTACGGGGTGCCTGGTGGTGGTCGTGCGGCGTGTCGCATGCGCACCCTCTCTCGTTCGCCACGCACGAGATATCGTGCGTCGAGAACGAGTGAACGGGCATTCGCGATCTGTGCACGACATTTCGTGCGGCGTGTCGCTAATTTCGGTTAGGCTGCACGCATGGACGAACTGCACGAGCTGACCGTGCACAACCTGGGCGGCATCCCCGCCGGCAACTACGAGGGACGCAAGGTCACGAACGCTGCCGAGTTCTACGGCAAGTGCTTATGCGGCTGGCGATCCAGCGGGTTTACGCGGCAGCGGGAAGTACGCCGGAGCTACCAGAGGCACATTCAGAAAGCGAACGGAGAGACAAATGCCGGAAGTCACACCACACCAGCGCATGTCGAGGGCGCGGCTTTTCGCCGGAATCGATCAGCAGCAGATGGCGGCCATCCTCGGCCGTAGTCGTAACACGATCAGCGCATGGGAGCGAGGCGTCAATGAGCCCCCGATTACGGCAGTCGCGATGTGGGCCGCTGTGACCGGCCGTTCGATCGACTGGATCATGTGGGGCGACGAGGGCATGCCTCGCGAGGTGGCTGCGGCGGTGGTTAACGCAGAAGCCCCCGCCGAAGCGGGGGCTTGGGTGCGCCACGAGGGATTCGAACCCCCAACCTTCTGA